CGCCTGGGGCATTGCCCAGGAATGAGGTGAAGGCCCCGTACCTGGCGCCCGCCTGGGAGTTGAGGGTGGCGGCGGTACCCTGGGTGGTCTTACGGAGGCGGCCGTAGAGGTTGCCTGCATCCCAGTTGGCGGAGGCGGAGCTGTTGCCGTTGACGGCGAAGGAGGTGGCCGTGCCGCTGCCCACGCTGGTGATGTTGGTGGATGCCCAGGCGTCAACGAAATGGCACTGGCAGAGCCACGTGCCCGTCGAGCCCTGCATCTTGAGCGCGGGGCCCGTCTGGAGGCCCACCGGGAGCGGCATGGCAAAGACGCTGTCGATGGTCTCAGATTCTGGAGGGAACCCAGCGGCCGGGGCGTAGTTGAAGTGCAAGGCGTTGGAGCCGGGCGCCGATGGGACGGACGTCTCGGTGGTGATGTTGAAGCGGGTGCCGTCGCTGGTGGCGTTCGACATGCCCCCCAGCACGCCGGAGTTGTTGTACTGCACCTGCGGACTCGAGCCGCCGGCGGTGGGCGAGCCGCTCAGCTGGGAGTAGCTCACCGCCGAGCAGGTGGGCCCGCCATGCAGGTCGACGGCGCTGACGTACTGGCCGGCGGAGCAGGTGCCACCGTCGATGTACGCGGGCCGGTCTGCTGATCCGCCCCCTCCCGGGACGGTGATGGTGCCGAAGGTCGAGCTCGTGGTGCAGGTGATGCCGGCCCCCGAGCAGTTGATGTGTCGCACCACCTTCGCCGGTCCACCCTCGTCGGAGAGCGCCACGCCGGGCAGGTTGTCTCCCACCGCCAGCAGGAGCATGAGCAGGTTCATGGGCCCGACTCCACCCGGCGGGTGATGCCCACCACCGTACAGGGAAGGGGCAGGCTCTGGCGCAGCACCGCGCGCGCCTTGTAGTCGAGGGCCCCCTGGACCGGAACGTAGTAGATGTCGGTGACCAGCGGGGCCGCGTTGTACCCGTCCGCCGGCTCGCGCTCCGGCTGTGGGTCGAGGTGTTGGAAGTCCTGGCCCACCTGGACCCCCCTGGAGGCGTCCGTCTCGAAGCCCACGTGGGTGACCTGCTTCATCTTGGTGCGCGCCTGGCCGCCGGCGATGTCGAGCAGTTCCATGTCGCAGGTGTAGACGAGCCCCACGTACGCCACCACCGCGCGCGTCCCATCGGCGCCGGTGACGTTGTACGTCAGGGGAGCGTCCAGGGTGATGGAGCCGCTGGTCACGGTGAAGGGGCCCAGCGGGGGCTGGCCCTGCGCCAGCACCATCACCTCTTTGCCCTCGAGGTAACCCAGGCCGTTGATGGCCTGGACGGGGCCGGTGGGAAGGTCCCCATTCACCGTCACCTGGAGGGCGCAGTCTAGGCAGATGTAGTCGGGCGGGACGAGCAGTTTGCCGGCTCCGCCGAAGATGCCGCCGCCGCCCACCTGAGCTCCGCCGCGCTCGTGCCGTGACGTCATCCGCTCGATGTAGCGCTTCTGCACGCCGTTGATGGTGCGCAGGATGATGAGGTAGACGGCGTCCTCGTCGCGCTCGCGGACGGAGCAGACCGACTCCACCAGCGCAGGGTCCGCGTCGGTGCCGAACTGATGCCGGGCCCACGCCGTCATCTGCAGGCCGCGGTTGAAGGTGAGGGACAGCAGCAGCCCGTCCGCGCGCGCCGCCCAGACGGTGTCCCAGGGCTCCCGGGCATGCGCCCAGTCCACCACCGTCTTGGAGAGCCCGCGGAACAGGTGCTCCGCCACCAGGCCGATGTCGGAACCCTGGTAGCCGAAGCCGTCCTGGTCGGGAACCAGTGCATGGACGCCGCGGCCCAGGGTGCGGATGAACAGGCAGGTGGCGTCGACCGACAGCGGAGGGACGTCCGCGGCCCCCACCTCCTCCGTCACCGGGAAGTCCATGGCGTTGTAGTCCAGGGGCAGCTGCTGGGTGCCGCCGCCGTGGAAGTTGGTGTTGTTGCCCAGGATGAGGAGCCGCTGCAGCGACATCAGGTGGCGGATGCGGTTGCGCCGGCGGGCCACCACCGACACCTGCAGGGCCTCCCCGGAGACGTCGATGAGGTTGTGCTTGTCGAAGTCGCCGAAGTTGCCCTGGGCGGAGAACTCCAGGTCCTGCTCCCGCTCGACGGTCCCCATCCCCCCGAAGACGAGCCGCTGCTGGAAGTACGCGACGGAGGAGGGCCGCTGCTGGTGGATGTTGTCGGTGCCCCAGGCGTTGACGGTCTGCACCTTGCCGAAGGGGTTGCGGCCCGCGGGCGGCTGGACGTCGTAGCGGGGAACGTCGCCCACGTCCTGGAACCAGATGTCCGAGCTGGAGCCCAGGTAGCCGAAGAGCTCGCCGCGGCCGCGGTAGTAGTTGTACGTCAGCACCGTGAAGGTGTCGGCGCCAAAGGCCGGCACCAGGAACGGAGCGCCCACCTGCCGCACGATGGTGACGGGCATGTCCGGGTACACCGGAATCTCGGCCGGCAGGGCCAGGAAGTTGGTGGGGTCGGTGATGCCCTTCCACTTGAAGGCGATGGTGACGGGCAGGGTCTCGAGGATTTCCCCGGTGCGGTCGTTCTGGATTTCCGCGGTGACCTTCCACACCCAGGGCTTGGCCGGGTGGTCCGCGTCCACCACGCCGATGGTGCCCACGTGCCCCAGGACGGCCCCCAGGTCGCCGGGGTTGGTGCCGCAGAGGATGAGGGGCTCGGACGTGCCGACGGTCTGGTTGGCCACGTCGACGAACCAGGGCGAGGGCGGCGTCACCTGTGTCTTGGCGAAGTTCCACGTGGGCGGAGAGTCGGCCACGTGCCGCAAGTCGTAGGGGTCCCAGTTGGGGCTGACGATGGTGAGAATCTCCCCCATCTGGGCCCACTTCAGCAGGGGCAGGTCGGCCACCGCGTACGGCGTCGCCTTCTCGTAGGGCAGGCCGGTGCCTGGGTCCAACACCGTCCCGCCCAGGGTATGGAAGCGGATGTAGCCCGCACCGAACTCCAGCACGAAGCTCTCGTCGTCGGAGACGTCGAAGGGGATGAGCCGAGCGGTTCCCTCGCCGGCGATGCTCACCACCGCGCCGGAGATGTTCCGCGGGACGTCGGGGGTGGGGAACTTGGTGGTGTTGACGTAGGTGGTGCCGGGCCGGGAGGCAGCGGCCCCGTGCTTGGTGATGAAGAAGTTCAGCAGCTGGCGCAGGCTCTTGCCGAACAGCGGGGAGTCGGTGCGCCCATGCAGCAGCGGGGAAATCTCCCCGCCATCGAAGTTGGTCTGCCGCACATCGCTCATGACTCAGCGCCTCGAGAAGTGGGTGAAGGCCGGGTTCCCCTGGCGCATGCGGATGACGGTGGGGAGCGGCTTTCTCTCCGGCGTCAGGTGCTTGAATTCGGAGATGGCCGCCTGGCCGATGGCCGCCTCGAAGCCCTGGACCATTCCCTCCCGCAGGGCGTTCTTCCCGGGGATGGCGAAGGTGAGCTCGTACGCCAGCATCCAGGCGAGGGCGTTCTGGAACAGCGCGGGCATCTTGCCTACCTCGGTGACGAGCCGGGTGTAGACGAGCTCGGCGTTCTTCTCGTTGGTGAGCAGGACGGGCCCGTAGGTGGCGTCGTCCTCGATGTCGAAGGGCGCCATCTGCTCGGGCGCCATGTTGGGGATGCCGATGTCCAGGTACCGCTGGCCGTTCACCAGGCAGTCCGCGGGCAAGTCGTAGATGTACGCCCAGGCCTTGCGGATGGTGGGGGGCGTGACGGTGTGGTCCTCCACCAGCGGCAGCAGGGCGTGGCGGGTGGCGAAGGTCCAGGGGTACGCCTCCAGCATGGCGTTGCGCCCCGTCTCGTAGACGACGTTGCACGTCCTGGCGGAGACGGTGGGCTGGGTGAGGCTGTCGATGAACTGCTTTTCGCCCAGCTTCATCAGGGCGAGGTTGCAGATGCCGGCGTCGGTGGAGGCCACGGTCTACCCTCGAGGTGAAGGCGGACCGGCTCAACGGCCGCCGGATGGAATCAGGCCTTGGCGCGGTACTGCTGCTCCAGCTTGGCGTCGGTGGCCTCGACGGGCTTCCAGGTGACGTCGGGGAGCTCCTCGATGGCGCGGCGGACGATGGTGTCCTTCTCGTTGAGCAGCGGGCTCTTGCCGCGGCCGGTGGGGTCGATGAAGGAGCGGTGGGGCACCTGGTACAGGCCGAACACCTTGCCGTCGGACGCCTTCTCCTTGACGGTCTCCTCGCGCACCCGCTCCATGTCCTTGAAGGCGGCGACGGTGAGGGGACCCTTGCCGCCGGCCTTGATGCGCTCCATCTCCGCGTCGATGAGCTGCATCTCCTTGGCCTCGCGGAGCTTGGCGAGCTCGGCGCGCTTCGCCCGGAGGGCGGGGGAGACTTCGTGCTCGGCGAGGGGCGTCTGCGCGAGCTCCTCGGTGGTGGGTTGCTGCTTGGCCATGGTGTTCTCCGGGTGAAGGTCGGTGGCCGCGGTTCAGCCGGCCACCGACAGGGGTTGGGGTTAGACCGGCTTGTCGATCTTCGAGAGGCTGAACTCGGCCCACAGCGTGCCGGCCGTCACGGTCTCGACCGCGACCACGAACAGGTAGCCCAGGTAGCGCTTGGTGACGCCGGCCGGGACAGTGCCCAGGCGGAGGCGGTACCCCACCTCCAGCGCGGTGACCAGGATGGCCGCCGTCTCCTGGAGCACAGTCTGGCCGGTGACCAGGTCGGCCGAGTCGGCCATGATGAGCTTCACCTGCACGGTGGCCGTCGAAGAGCCCGACGTGAAGGCCGTGGTGACCCGCACCTCGTCGTAGATGGCCTTGCCGCGGCCGAAGTCGGCCGTGATGTTGCCGATGGCCTGGAAGGCCGGGGGCGGCGCCCCAGCCACGCCGACGTCGTAGCTGTTCAGCGACGTCACGCTTCCCACACCCTGGTTGGTGAGGTCCTGGTTCTGCGCAACGATGGTGGCTGCGTCTCTCATTTCGTTCTCCGAAGGAGAGCGCCCCAGGTCTCCCCAGGGCGCCCGGGTGGGGTTAGCTGAGGATGGTCTCGCTGTTGACGAGCGAGTCCGTGCGGCGCACCGGGCAGCCCATGAACATCAGGACCGGCTTGCCGTTGGCGAAGTCGCGCTCGAAGAGCAGGGTGGACTGGAGAGCGCCGAGGATGGCCTGCTCATGCAGGTACGTGGCGATGGTCCGGTTGATGTAGAGGATGGTCTTCCCCATGTCGGGGTTGTGGAGCTGGTGGTAGCCCTTGGTGAGGTCCTGCAGGAGCAGTGTGCCCGTCTCCGCGATGCCGGCGGTGGAGATGTTCGCGACGCGGACCAGCTGCCGGTAGTCCTCGACGCACACGCCCACGTTCCACTTCCAGAACGACTCGAGCGCTGGGAAGCGCCGGCCTTCCGCGTCCGTGTACGGGACGAGGCCCATGTCGGTGTGCTGCAGGCCCGCCTTTGAGCCCTTGGGGAAGATGAAGTAGACGCCCTTGGGGCCCCACGTCACCCACCACGCCGAGGCGTAGCTGCCCGACTGGGTGGTCAGCGACTGAATCACCTGGCCGGAGAAGTCGATGCCCGACTTGGCGCTGAGCCGCGGCGCGAGCCCCATCATCTTCTCGGGGTTGGTGCCGACGTTGCCGTACCAGAGGTTGCTGGCCACCTCGTAGCCCATGGCCGCGACGAAGGCCGCGTCCTCCGAGGCGCGGTACGCCACCTCGTTCCCACCCAGCCCCGCGACGTCCGGGTCGATGTGCGAGCTCGCAGCCACCTGGCCGCAGACCTCGTCAATCTGGTTGGTGATGGACTTGCTGCCGGCGATGCCCTGGTTGGCGAGGCGCCACGCGACGCTGGGCAGAGCCGTCCGGGTGGTGATGCGATGCCCCGTGTCGAGGTTGCCTTCCTGGACGGCCGCGTCCTGGAGCTCGGGGACCATCTTCTCGAGCACCTCCACGACGGACGCGATGCCGCCGTCGGGGTCGAGCCGCTTGGCGACGTCGGACATCGTGGTGAAGTCGTTGAGGAGTGCCGCAGTCATTGGTCAGTTCTCCGTGGGGGTCAGCGTTTGGAAGTCGGGTGGTTGTAGAGGGAGGCGAAGCCGGCCTTCTGCGTCTTGCCGCCGCCCAGGCCTGCGCCGTCCGCGATGCGGTCGTCCTGCATCGCGAGGCCGATGGAGTGGAACAGCTTGAAGAAGTGCGGGTTCGCGTCCTGCAGCGTGGCCGCCAGGTACTGCTTCATCTCCGGCGTACCGAAGCGATCGATGACCTTGTTGGCGGTGCGCAGGGCCGCGTCGAACTTCTCGCCACCCAGGACCGGGTCGGCCCGGAGCGAGGCCAGGTCCTTGCCGCGGGCGACCTGCGCCGCCTGCACCGCGGCCTTCTGCTGCGCCACCTGGAACTTGTCGGAGAGGTCGAGCAGCTTCTGCGCGCCCTCGGGCTTGAGCCCCAGCTCGCGCGCCAGCGGGACGAGCTCCTTCATCGCCGCCTCGTCGCGGGTGAGCCCCTCCGCCGCCTTGGGCTTCCACTCGCCCCACACCTTGTCGGCCGCCTGCTGCGACGCAATCTCCGCGTCCTTGGCGGCCTTGGCGTCGTCGAGATTCTTCTTGATGGTGGCGTCGTCCGCCGCCTTCTTCTCGAGCGCCTTCGCGTTGGCGTCGGCCTGGTTCTGCCCCACCATGGGGGCGGTGCCGGCCGCGTTCTTGGGCGCGTCGGCCTTCACCTCTGGCACCACCGGGGCCTCGGCGCCCGTGGCACCGTTGGACACCACCGGGGCGCCCAGCACCTGGGCCTCGGGCTTCGTCTCTTGAACCGTCTCGCTCATGTCCGGGAAGCCTCTCCCGGACTGGGGACAGCCTTGGTGTTGAGCCGCGCGCGCGACACGGCCTCGCGCACGTACTCGGTCCACATCACGCCGGTGTCCTCGGGCGCGGCGGCCATCGCCTCGGCCAGGAGCTCGTCGCCCACCGACTTGCGGCCGTCGTTGAAGGCCTGCTGCCGGCCGTACGCGTCGAACTGCGGAGAGACGTAGCCGGTGCCGAAGGTGCGGCAGTCGACGTAGGCCAGGCCCCAGATGAAGCGGCGGCCCGCGGGCGTGCCCAGCACCGCGCGCAGGTCGGCGACGCGCTGATCTCGGTCGAGCGCCAGCTTCTCCTGCTGCTTGGAGACCGGCTCGTTCACTTCTTCCCCGGGAACTTCTCTTCTGCCGCCAGCACCACATCGTCGAGATGCAGGCAGTGGCTCAGGTCGGGCATCGGGTCATTGCGGCCGATGGGCGCCAGCCTTCCGTTGCAGTGGTCGTTCTCCGCCACCGCGTCGTAGAGGATGCCGACGACCGGCGCCTCGTACGGGTTCAGGAAGACCACCTTGTCGCCGTTCCGGGCGACGCGTCCGTTCCGGTAGTGCATGGGTTACGGGTTGCAGCGGACGATGTAGGAGGCGTCGGGCATGTTGCAGGCGCCGCCGTCGAAGGCCATCACGCACTCCTGGATGGCGACCGTGTTGACTGCGGTCAGCACCGCGGTGGGAGGAGCACAGAGGGTGCTGTTCATCACCTGGTCGACGCCCACGCTCAGCTGGGAGCCGAAGGGGCAGTTGGCGATGGTGGCGGTGCCGCCGGCGCCACCCATGTCCGTGCGGTAGCAGGGCAGGACGGCGCTGAGCGCCGGAATGTCGAAGATGACCAGGCCCTTGTTGCCGAAGGTCTGGGTGTTGATGGGGTTGAGTCCGCCGTCCGGCAGGAGCGACGCCACCTGAGTGGACGTGCTGTCGAGGACGAGCGGGCTGCGCAGGCGGACGGCCGAGGTGC